TATGCTTCTTTACCTAAAAGTCTCAAGGCATGTACCATAAAACCTTTGGCACAACCATAGTCTAATACTGTATCAAACTTAATATTATTAATGATTGAAGATGCCTCACGAATAGTTCGTTCAGGCATCCAACGATAGTTTTCATAAGCACTTACACGATGGCGAACACCATCTTCAAAATACTTTTCATCAAATAAATTTTTAAGCGAATTCATTATGTCTAGTCTCCGTTACTACATCGTCAATTAATTCATTTTGATATGCATACTTGCAGAATGAACAAGCATGATGACGGCGACTTACACCCGCACCACCAACTTGTGAATTGTAGAAGTCTGTAATACCTTCAATATCACAAATCTTAAATTCATCATTTACTTGATAGTTGTTCTCTGGTGCCAATTCAGCAGAAGGACAAACATATACACTACCATCTGTGAACACACAAGGTTTAACCATGTGCATATAACAGTTATCGTTTCTTCGTTCACCTTTAAAGTTAAAGTCAGATAAGAAAGCATATTTCAACTTACCATTCTTTTCTTCATGCACGGCAATCAACTCACCAATTCTGAGAATGTCTTTTTGTACTTCTTCAACGGATTTAATTGCATTGAAGGCAATACGACATGGGATTTTCTTTTCTTCAACCCATGCCAACATCTTCATAAAGTTTTCTTCTTTATATGAATTTGATGCAAGTTTTTTGGCCTTTGTATCAGACCATTCACCAGTAATATTTGGATTAGTAGAAGTCTCTGTTGCACCATCCCAAACATATGCGGCTGAGATTTCAATATCTAAACCTTCAAACACTTCAAGGTGATATTCATATGGTTTCTTTTCATCCCATGAATACATGCCAAGACGAACCCATGATAACATATGCCAGTTTTTAACTTTCTTTAGTCGAGAACCATTCGTACAGATACCAATTTTTAATCCACGCTTGTATGCGTGTTCTATTGCCTTGTCTAACTGTGGATGCAATGTTGGTTCACCACCGCCTGTAAATTCCATACCTAGAACACCAAGGTCTGCGAATTGGTCAATTGCAGATTTCATTTGGTCTAGTGTTAACATCTCACTCATTGCACGATTAGCAAAGCAACAGAATGAACAAGTTAGATTACATGGGTTTGCAGGTGACATGTGAAACATCACAGGCTTTGGTCTTCCACCATCCTGAATGATTTGTAATCTATCCATGTGTTTCAACAACTTGGTTGCATTACTTGTGTAACTGCGACCTTGTACCTTGTCTTCAGGAATTGTTTGTTTCTTTTTCATTATCGCATTAGCATTAATTATTTCCATCATTATACCTTTATTGAGAACTCATAAACTTTTTCGTGGCCTTGAGCACCACTCCAATCAATATTCATATCTGCATACTCACCATACTTATCAGCCATAAATTTAGGAAATGCATCATTCAATATGGTGTTCATTTCATTAAATGCAGCGATTTTATCGTAATTACTTTCCCTGTCTGGATGATACATCGAAACTTCATGTATGACACCCGCTCTTTCTTTTAATATGGTACTGAATATCATATCAAAACCCCAACCACTAAACACATGATGATACTTCCAAAATTCTAGTAAAGTTGGAATCATTGATGAATGAAACCAAGGTGCCATACCTTCAATGAAGTTTGTTTTACTCCATGTCCATTCTTTATTTTGATGTAGAACTGCATGTGAAGATGCTGAACCTGCAAGTGTTGACATTTGAAACAACTTCATATCTTGTTTCGTTGCAATCTCTAATGCACGATTCACACTTTGAATATCTGTTACAAGGTCATCATCCCAAAAACCAATATAATCATAGTCTCTGTAGTCAAATGTTTCCATGAAATGTTTGGCCAAGTCCCACTTGAAACCTTTATCACGAACAATCGTATCATAAGTTCCAGTTTCAGGCTGAAAGTCATTGTAGTTATAAGCAACAACTTCATAATTACGAGTAGGTTTAGTTAACCGCCAATGATTGTCTTTATCGTAGGCATCATGGTACCCAATAGGAATGCCGACAGGGCAGAAAATCACATTACGCATATTTTTTCTCAATCAATTCTTTCCATTCAGGCACTCTATCATACTGATGCACAATTGCAAAAGGCGTACCATCACTTGTGCATACTGTATTATCTACTAAAATTGGAGATTTGTCAACCAGTTTGTCACCATATTTACCTGCAATTTGTGGACCAGTGGTGCCTAGTTGTGCAGCCCATCCTTCTTCTGACATTGTTTTTCTTGCAACATCATGGTATGTTTTCATACCCAATAGAATGTTCCATGCTGCTTGGTCAGGTCCACCACCACCTTCAATATGATGTGAAGTGCCTTGGCATAACATATAGATGTTTAGAAACACATCAAGCATTGTATCAAACTCACCAGAAATAACACCTGCATTGAAAATTAAATTGTCTTTGTATGCATTATGTATCAATGGACCAAAGGACTTCATCAAATTGTGTGTTCCCCAATCTTCATCTTTATAATACATTGATTCGCAAGAAGCATTAATCTTCTTGTCGCCAATATTATTTTCTAACCAAATAGATGGGTTTGATTGAAATACAACATCTTTCACATCTGTAGTAATGATGTAACGATATTGACCTTTGAAATTTTTGAGTAGGTGCCAAAGGTGTAAAAACCTTTCGACCATAATTGAAAAATCTTTTCTGTATTCAAAACGTCTTTCTTTATCGTTCTTCTTAAAGGCAAAGATTGTATAACCTCTTTTAGCTAATTCATCTGCAACATCATAACTGATATCGTAACAAATCATTGCCTTCGTTCCTTCGAAGCCAGACCTGTCTAATGAATTAACCCACGGTTCAATTTTATCAAAACTGTAACCTGTAATAAAACCAATCACTATATCTTTCATAACAACTCCAATAATTATTTTTTACTTTTATAATCCTTAAATGATTTCAGACCTTGACCTGGTGTATCATTCTTATAATTATTCACTAACGTATCTGTAGCGTCTTCACCTGCACCTGAAATTGGAAGTATTTCAGCCTTAGGAATCTTCTTTTGTTCTGTCAAACTTTTTTTTCTATTTGACACAACTCTAATAACTGCTTCTAACATTTTATCCTCTAGTCAGGGTAAGAATCTTTTGAATCTGAGCCTCAAGAATTGGTTTACGATTAGGCCAATTGATGTATGGTTTATCAGCAGTCTTCAATAAGTTAGTTAAGAATGGCATAATAAGTTTTTCTACTTGTGTCAATCGTGCCTTATATTCTTCTACTGTCTCATCTTTTTCTGCAATAACCGCATTGTATTCTTCTTCAGATACCGCAGAGAATCCGAAATCGTTATCACCATATTCTGCTAGAATTTTATTTATATCATATGCCATCACTTACTCCAATTCTTCTGTGCAGTAAAGTTAAGGTGACTAAACTCAAGTCTATCTACCAACTTAACTGCATTGCCTGATAGTTTATCAACTGCAACAAAACCTTCTGGATTTGTCACTTTGAAACCGTCTTCAGTTTGTACGAATGTACTTGTAACTTGTTTCATCTGTTGTAACTTTTTGATAACCATACTCTTGGCATCTACCATGCCATTTTGTATATCAAATATATTTTTCAAATCATTTGCAGCACCACGGAGAGTACGCATGATTTCATTCTTAATCATTGTCTTATCTCTCTTTGTCTTTTCCATCTTCGCAGCAATAATATTATCGTTCAATTTAGACTCAACCCACTTCAACAATTCTCTTGTGTGTGCGGCAGTATTTGTAATCTTTTGGCCTTCACGCACTTTGGTGTTATTGAATGTCTTAATGTATTCTCTGATTGTATCGTTACCAGAAATTCTACCAACAGACATAGAATTTGTTTGTTTGAATATTGTACCAATAGTAGATAGAATAGATGTTATCTGTTTTGTTTCTTCTTCTGTGAATGATGCAGTACCAGATGCATCGGTAAAATATGCATCACGGAACCAAACATCTTTAGTTGGTGTCAAATTCTTAATGTCAATATTGAATGATGCCTTCATATCTGCAAATGTTTTACCTGTGTATGAAGTATGAAACACAACACCCATCTGTGCAGCCTGCATAGTCTTTGCAAGTTTAGAATCAGATGGCACAGCATAGATTAATGTGTTTGGTTGAAATGTAATATAACTTTCACCATCAAGTGTCTTCTCTGATAGGTCACCTTTTGCAAACATCATATCACCTTGCAATACACCTTTGATGCCAAGTTTTGGAAGATAACGTAATGCAACTTTTAGTTTTGCATTAAGGCCTTCACCTGGATGGTTCTT